GCTTCTAAGCCGGCGCCCGACGTCACAATCAGTATCACCACGCCACCCACCCTCCCTGCTACACCCAAACAACACCCCACCATCCACCCCAGTTTGGATCCGTCCGCCGTTTCACGTGAAACGACGCCTGCACCTGTCGAGGCGCCGGCCAAGCCCAAGCCCGTTCAGAGGAAGACGCCCGTTACTCGCAAGCACTTCGACGACATGGAGAAGCAGCTGTCACACACTGACAAGGGCACCGACCCGGGCGCAGGCGGCTGCGACGACGACGCAGCAGGAGGGTGCAAGTAATGACACTCCACAAGATCACATTGCTATGCACCTTCATTCCGATGCTCGCGCTGATTTGGTACGTCGCCTACATGGATATCGTCCGAGAGAAGAACATCAAACTCGGCGCTGCAACGCTTTCCTTCATCTCATGCCTCACAACACTTATCATTACTGGAACTGTAGCAGGATGGATCAAATGATCAGTTCAGCCATCATTGCCCTAGACGAGCACCTCTACCAGTGTCTCCCCCATCATTCCGAGATAGCCGGCACCTTCGGCTGGCACATCGCACACGACAACGTCTATGTCACCGACTCGCTCCGCGACGATGCACCTGTCCTCGCTGTCATCCCCCTCGTCTACGAAGGCAACGACTGGAACGCCTCCATGATCGGCTGGGTGTGCGCCCCCGCCAAGGCGCGAGGCAATGAGCGGATCTTCTTCTTCTTCCTCCTCATGACCCGCATCTCCGAGTTCGCCTCCGAGTACCGGCTGTCCCCCACCCCCGCCGCCTGAGATAGCCCTCAGACCCTACAGGAAAGGCCCCTGGCACCTTGCCAGGGGCCTTTCCTGTAGGGTCGCCTACCCGGGCCCTTTCGAGGCCCCTCAGAATCGAATCTAGCGCGTATTCGCCGCAGCCAGGGCCACGCCAAGGAGACCCGCCAGGGCTGGCGCTATCAGCGCAGCCTGTTCCCCCGTCAGCCACCCGCACGCCGTCACCACAGGGATCAGCCCCGTCAGCGCTCTGTACAGGTACTTGCGCACAGTCAGATACCGAGTGGATCCTGTCGTGTCCACCAGGCTGACGTCCCCGGCCGGGCGGCCATCCGTCGTCACGGCCTCCGCTGCGGCCTTCGCGGCCGCAGCCCGCTGCTCCGCTGTCACGCCGTCGTCAATGTCCAAGTGCTTAGCCATTCTTCTTCTTCACCTCCATCAACACGTCATTCAGCTTCGTGACAACCTCTTCCAGCGCATTGTGGCTGGCGGCCGGATATCCGAAACCCCAGCCTGGCACCGTCAGAAGGTCATTCACCTTCGCTACGAGGGCGTTCACGCCGTCCACAGCGCTCTGAAGGCCCTGCACGGCCTGCGTCAGGTCACCTAGCGCGTTCTGGGTCGCCTGGGGGTAACCGAAGCCCTCCCCTGGCACCTTGATGTTCTCATACAGCCAGCTGAGCATGTTGTGCTCGTCGGGTGTCAAATCGTCTCCTTTACTAGTATTGTCGTCGTCTTCGATGAAGCGGCGGACCATGATGATATTCGCCGATCCCGTCAGCCGCGAGTCCGACAGCCGATGCAGCCTCGGGCCTCTGCCCGGGCCTCCGTGGCCCCACGTCAAGCCAGGGCCGGCGTAGAGCTCCACGTGGCTGATCCGCCCCGCGAAAGCACCCGAATGCCAGCCCATGCAGATGATGTCCGCCGGGCGCATAGCGTCTTCGTCCAGTTCCCTCCACGAACCGGCGTTCTGTACAGCCCGGCCGTTCGCAGCTATATTGAAACTCCGCTCGCCTATCTCTATCCCCGCGCACTGCCGGTAGGCCTGCGCTATCGTAGAGCTACAGTCCCCCCAGCCATATTTCTCGGGGTCTTTGCGGCGGTAGTCGTTCGTGTAGCCGAAATCACCGTCGTGCTTCGCCATCCACGCCACGATGGCCGCTCTTACGATCTGTGCGTGACTCAATGCTATTCAGTCTCCTTTCGATCAATTCCAGCTTTTTCTCAAGCAACATGAGACGCTCAAGTATCCCCGGGCGCCTATTCGTGCCCGGACGCTCCTCCTCACCCATCAGATCGTCGATGAAATGGAGGAAACGACGGGCCTTCGGGGTGATCGCGGCGACCAGCGGCAACACCACTGCCAATGCCGTCCCGAAGCCCGTCAACACGGATTCAGTCATCACAACCCCTTATACACTTCCTTGATGAACAGGTTCCGCGTCGTCAGCTTGTCGAACCGGACACGCCCCGACGCATAGGCGGCCCGTATATTCTTCAAATACGAGTCACGCGGCGTGAGCAGCCTCGTTACCTCGTCCACATTCGACGGCATCAGCGTGAACCGGTTGGGGTTGCGTGGCAGCCCCTCCGTCACATACCACACCGCTAGGTCTCGCCCCAGCCACAGCGACAGCGGCCTGGACCCGCCGACGATCGACAGCGAATATATCGCCGACGGCGGCTTCGCCTCCACCATCTCCACGCCACCATCTCGGAACGTCGAATCGATCATGTACCGGGAATTCTCGTCATCTTGGCGCCGCAGAAACGCCCCGAAGCGGGTTTTCGACACTTGCTGTGCGAACTCCTCCGAACGGTCAGTGTGCACCGCCCAGAAACGGTCCGCGCCCGGTTCCACTATGAACTCGTCCGATGGCACGATCCCATACTTGACATAGTATGGGTTCGTCAGAGAGAAGGCGTTCGCCAGGAAATACACCCGGACGCGGTCGTCCCAGCGGTCCACCGTCGAATACAGGCCTTCGAAGATCGACGCCTCGTCCGGCAGGTAGTGGGTGGCGCCCTTCTCAAGGATGAACTCATCGAAGATGATGTGCTTCACCTTCTTGAGGGACACCGATTTGAGCATCTGCGCTGCCGACAGATACACGACCTGCCCGATGGGCTGTGCGCCCTTGCCAGACCCTATATAGGCGATCTTGCCCTTCACTGACAGAACGACACCCGGGAACTCCCAGCGGACGTCGTCGAAGAACGTCTTGAACGTCGCCGCCTCACCCTTGAACCGCCGCAGATATATGAACTCATCGCCGTGCTCGATCGCCTTCTTGATCACCCGCTTCTTGAACGCATACGTCTTGCCCCTGCCACGGGCGCCCGTCACGAACGCCCACGGCGTGTTGTAGGAGAGTATCCGCGACGGGTCGTAGTATGTGAGCTTCTTATCAGTCGTTGATGTAACGTTTAACACACCAGCCGATCCCCCTCGTGTCGCGGATGAACTTGCTCAGACTGTTCTTGTGCGGCCCCGGCACCGTCCCGTTCAGCCCACCGCCGTGCCCCCACGTCAAATCGCCGCCGGCATACATCTCCACGTGGTCCACGCCGGCACGCCCGGAACCCCAGTCGTAGAACACCAAGTCACCCGGCTTCATCGACGCCAACTGTGCTTGAGAGATACTTTTGGCCGTGTTCCAGTTGATCACGAACACGCCGTGCCCGGTAGCCGACTGTGCGACCGTGTTGCCGCCGATATCGATACCGCAGACGTCGAGGTAGGCGCGCCGGCACGTCGACGAACAGTCGCCGACGCCGGACCTATCCGGATCCAATCTGCCAGCGCCGTTCGAATATCTAAACTTGTTCTCGCGGCTTGCCATCCAGTACACCAGCTTCTGCCGCGTCTCCGACGTGCCCGGCGCCAGAGAACCCCCGCCGCCCCCCGTCCCAGGGGCGCCGTTCTGCCCGCCCGGAGCACTGTTCGTCGGCGGCGGAGTCCCCGCCCCGCCCGGTCCTGCCGTGTACTGGCCCCAGCCGGTAGGGGCGCACACCACCTGTTTGCCGTCGGCCATGTGGGCGACCATCGTGTCGCCCCATCTCGACACTCGGGACAGCACGCCGGCGCTGCTGCCTTGCTGCTGCGGGGCGTTCACGTCACCCCCGGGGTTGCCCCCCGAGCCGTCCCCGCCCGTCGGCGGCGGAGTCCCCGCGCCAGGCGGACCGGGCAGGTCCACGCCCGAACTGTCCATCGCTTTGATGATGCCGTAGGCGGTGTTGTACCGGTTCCTGTAGCGGCCGAACACCGGCTCGGACAGCAACGCCTGGTGCCACCTATCCAAGGAAGCGCCGCCGATCTGGTTGGCGATCCTCAGCGCCCTTTTAGGGGACTGGTGGTAGGCGACGAAGAACATGATCATCGACTGGGTGGCGCCGTCCGGGTCAATCCCGCACTTACGCGACATCTGCGTGTAGGCATCAAGGTCCTCAGCCATCTGTGCCTGCTGTATTTTGTAGGCGGCCCTCAACACCGGTTTAACCTGGCCATCCCAATAGTTCGGTAAATAATATGTGGACCAGTTGATCGAATTCGCGTTCACCAAAGACTGCAACTCACCAGGCAGCTTCGCGAACTCGGCCGGCAGTTCCCTCTTGATTCGGGCCAAGAGTCCGTAGGCTCTCGGCCCGAACCACTGCGCTATCCCAATCGTTATCGGATCGGAGTGGTAGATACCGTCATAGCGCATGCCGGACTCCACTGTTCCAATAGCTTTGATTGCAACAGCTTTGGATTTAGCGTCCCACGCCATAACGGTACCTAATGTGTGTGTGTGCTTAGAGGATGGACCAGGTGCCGGAGACCTGGACCCTGCCGGTGAAGCCCGTCCATGACTGAATGTGCTGGTTGGCATGCACCTGTGTGACGATCGACGTCCGCCCGTCGGGCCCGCCCGTCGATTGCAGGTTCACCGAGCACCGCGGCGCAGCCCACTCGGGGACCATCCCCCAGTCGTGGCCGTCGCCGATCGCCGACCCGCCTGACTCCACGATCCCCGACAGGGACACGATTCCACCGTTGAGACGCAGCGTGAGCGGCGCATTCGAATCGTGGTTGAGGCCCGACAGCCCCACCCTATAGTTGGTGGACACGGCTACCGGCTCGTTCCCGTACTGCAAGTAGTTGCCTGCCAGCGTGGCGAACCTCGTGTCACCAGTGGAGTTCAGGTGGATTTCGCCATCCGTGAAATACTTCGAATAGCCCAAGCACCAGAATTCGGTGCCGACATACTCCGCGCCATAGTTCCCGCACACCTCCTGCATAGTTCCTAGGCAGACCGCGAGGCCGTTTTTGCTTTTAAGCAGTGAATGCAGATTCGACCAAGCCCACACGGCGGAGAACACGACGACGCGCGCATTCGGAAACGCCCGCTTAGCGTCGCTGATAAGGGAGACGAGGCCGTTGTAGACGTCGTTGTTCGCCATCGCGTCGTTCCCGCAGTCCGCGATGATCACATACTTAACGTCATTGTTGTTGAAGCTCCCGTCAGCGATCGCCCTGTTCAGCTGGACGGAGAAGTTGTTGGCGCCGTTGACCATCCCGGTGCCGCCGACCGCGAAATTCTTCTCTGTGATGCCCATGGCGCGGCACATGAGCGTTGGCCATTTACCCTGCACCACGTTCGACGTGCCGACAATAACCGCACACACATCCGGGGTGGCGGAATTCTTCAACATGTAGCGGGCGTCCGACTGGGCCTTCGTATAGCGGTCCGATACCTTGTTGAACAGGTCGTCGTAGCACTTCGCCACCTGGCTGGCGGCGTCCGCTTTCGCCCTAGACTCTGCCTCGCCGATCTTCTGATCGATCTGCGCGACCACCTTGTGGTCGGCGTCGACCGTCGTCTCTGCCTGTTTAATCCGGGTCTCCATGCTGTTGAACTTCGACGTGTCCTCCTGTGCGCGGACGTCCAGCTTGCGCATGTCGCCGTTGTAGTCACCACGCCATGTCGGCTTGTCAGTGTCGATGAACTGGGAAAGACCCAGCGCTTCGGTCTTATTCGTGCTAGCCATTTTCGTGCCTTCCTAGTAGTAGTAGTCAGCGGGTAGCGTGGTCGGTTTTATATTCGGGATCCAGGTCCCACTGGCGCGCTGTCCAGTTGGCCTCGTCCAACGCCTGTGCCGTCGCCCCAATGTCGTCGGCACCCTTGGCGAACCTAGCCTGCGTGCGCACATTGTCGTAGAGGACTGCCAGCACCTCCGAGACGGTGCGGTCTGTGCGGCCCCACACCGGGTCGTGGACGATCATGTCCTTCGCTCCGCGCTGCGCCAGGCGCCGGTAGAGTTCGTCAATCGCCCGTGCGATCTTGTCGTCCGTCTCCTTGCGAAGCCTGGCTTCCAGTTCGACCAGGCGCTTGTCGACGTCGTTGGCCAACGCCACGACCTTGTTGACCGTATCGATGATCCGCTTATAATTCTGGATCAGATCCTCCAACACCTCTTGGTAGGTGTAGGCGTCTCTGTGCGCGAACGGTGTGATGTTCGTAAGCGGGCTGCTCTGCAAATCGAAGAACGGTACGTTCTCTATAGGCATCCAATAACCTCCTAGTCTTTAAAGCCAATAACCCCAGCCAAGCATCGGCCCGAGGCCCCAGTACGCGTCGCCGCCGACGTAGTTGTCGTTGGACGACCACAGCCCAAAGAACAAGTCACCGAGCTCGGCCAGCACCATCTTGTCCACGTTGAGCAGCGAGGCCCTATACTCCACAAGCAACGACGCCGCCGACTGTGAACGACCCGTCGAATGCGATGTGGCATGCGTCGTCTCATCGCCGTTCGCCTTCGAGGTGCTATTGTTACTGGTCTCAGAGGCGCCTTCAGTCCTCGCATCCGACTTGGTACCAGACACTGCGTAGTCACCCTGCTGGTTGATCGCCGTGTCAGGGTAGCGCATATCCCGCGAGTCCGAATTGGATAGGCCCGACGCCCTGTTCTTCGTCGTCCCGGATCCCTCCGTCTCGGATTTAGACGAGTGCGTGCCGTCGGAGACGGACGAGACGTCCATCGTGGACAGCGGGTCGAACTTGATTCTCGTGGACTCGTACAGCTGGTTGTAGTAGGGCATGATCATATCAAGCCGGTGCCTCAGCTGGTGTGCGAACATGGCGGCCGTCTCGTAGGCCGTCTCTCTAAACCAGTAGTGGTCTTTGATCAGCTTGTTCAGGCGGGGCCGGTAGGCCTCATCGAAGATCGGGTACGCATCCAAGCCAAGGTCGGCGTCGCTGTACCTGGCGCACACATCCCGGAGCTCGATCGTGAAGTCAGCCAATGAAACCCTCCCCGATTTCGTTGACGCCGCGCACCTGCTCCCGGCTGTGCCTCCAATGCACAGACACGTTCAGGCCGTAGCGTTCGTTAATGCGGTCTGCGGCCTCCTGCCGGGCGCCGATGGCGACGCCGCGGAAGGCGGCCATCTGTCCCTGCAACGCCTCCACCTCGTCATCCACGAGCCGTTCCTTCTTGTCGGGCGGGGCGCATTGGATGCCGAGCATGAGCATCGCCTCGTCCCACATGTCCTTCTTGACCCGGATCGCATCCGATACGGCATTCGGAGGGAGACGGTTGTCCAGTGCTTGGACGGCGCCGGACACGTCCCCGCCCATCGCGTCCTTCACGGTGAACACGACTGGCTGGCCTTCGGCGATCTGACGGTAGAAGTTCTCGCCCGTTAGTTTCTGTTCCTGGCTGAGCGCGAGGATCGTCGGGTAACGTGACGTGAGCGCGTTCACCTGGACGGTGACGGCCGCCTCAGCCAGCTGTGCCGCATAGTAGTTGACGATCCACTGGTCGTTGACCCTGTTCCTGTTCACCCAAATCGGCACGCAGTCCTTGGAGGACACTTCACGGTTGATGTACCGGTTCCCGGTGACCCGGAACGTCTTCGGGTCGCCGTAGACGTCCACGTCGCCGGTGCCGGCGGCGTGCAGCGCGAAGAAGGCGTGCAGGCGGGGTTCTTCGAAGAAAACCGCCAGGCCATGCCGGTGCAGCACACGTTCCAGGTAGCGCTCATTGACAGTATCGGGCAGGCCGTCCCAGACAAACCTGGACTCGGCCAGGCCCCACAGCATGTTCTGATACATCATGAACTCGCCGCCTCGAACCGCCTTCGCCTGGTTGGCCCGGAACCGGCCCGCGTCCGCCTTAGACGGCTCGATACCGCCGCCGACCAGATCGGCGTTCGTCAAGCCTTTCGTACTCACCATTACAGTTGCACCACTTTCTTCGGTCCGTTGTCGAACAGATGCATCTCCGTTATCTCTTTGGGTTCGTCCCACACAGTGACGCCCTTCTCGAAGATCCCCCTGATCGTCTCGGCGTGCATCTGCGGCACGGATGGGGCGTCTATCCGGCAGTCCGCCAGCTTCCAATATGTGAAGTGGGACATGAGCGTCAGGTCGTATGCGGCCATGTCGACGGTCCGGTTGCACCGGTAGCCGTAGCGTGCGAAATGCTCGGCGACCGCTTGGATGGCGCCCCGGTGAGGCGACTTCAAGCGCACATCCACCATCCACCCGGTGGTGGCGAGCATGAACGCGTCGCCACCGACTTGGCCTGATATGGATGGCTGGACCATCCTCGTGTCCTGTATCTTCGCTTTCAAGCCAGCTAGGGTGTTCGCGTAATCGCCTTTGGCGACCATGTCTGCATATTCTTTGTTCGTGTCCCGGTTGTATGCGGCTTGCGCATTCTGCAACCCGGTGAGCTTCGACGACAGGTTGTTGGTTATCGCCGTCGACTGCGACGCCGTGCTGTTCGCCAGGTCGGTTTGTGCGTCACGGGCGTTGGCGTCGATGTTGTAGTTCGAGTTGGCCATGTGGATGCCCATGCCGGTGCCGACCACACCCTTGATGGCGCCGCCGATATCGCCTGACAGCAGGGAGCCGACGGCGCCCATTCCGCCGGAGACGCCCTGCTGGATCATGCTGTTCTGCGTGTGCCCCCACGCGGCGTCGTTGGTGATCGCCGTCGACTGGGTGCGGGCTGCGTTCGCCAGCGCCGTCTGCGCGCCCCTGGCGGTGTTGGAGGCCACCATGGACTGGCGGGCCGTCCCAATCGCATAGGAGGCCTGGTCGTAGGCGACCTGGTTGCCCTGCAAGGCCTTCTGCTGCGACCAGTCAGCCGACTGGTAGGCGAACGCTATGCTATGTGCCTGCGACGCAATCGCGTTCAGCCCCGAGTTGTTGGGGATAGAGAACATGGGGAAGTTCGTGAAGAACAGGCTGCCGTCCAGGAACGAGTTCGACAGCGGATTCCCGGTGGCGTTGTCTTCGGAGAGATAGTCGCGCAGCCACACGACCACCCGGGGGCCGGGGGGCGAGAAGTGCTGTAGACGGGACAGCGTGACCTTGCCGCCATCCGGCAGGTACTCCGGGTGGACGGCCATCGACTGGCCCTGGTAATTGGTGAGTTCGATGAACAGGTAGGGAGCGGTAGCGAGCTTCGTGTAGTTGCGCTGCCAGTCGGCGAGTCTCGCCTTATCGAGCAACTCTAGAGCGCCGCCGGCGAAGAACGTCTGGTCGCGGCCCCACATGACGTCACCCTCGTGGCCGGCCTTGCGGGAGCGGATGATCTTGATCGTGTTCGGGTCGACGCCCTGCCGGTACTTGTCGTGGACGTTGTCAGTGTTGTGGGAACCGATGATCCGGTCGAACATGTCGTCGGGCGTCGGCAGCACCATGATCATCTGGACGCCTTGCGCGACCCACGGGAAGGGCGACATGGCGGTGGCGAAGAACTCGAACGTGCCAATGTCACGGACGAGGATGATGTCGCAGCCATTGGGGAGTCCTTCGAAGGCGGAGCCTTTCGCAGTCTTCAAGCTGGGGTTGGACGAATCGCCGGGATCGGAGGAGAAGTCGGTGGAGGCGACGATCATGACGCAGCACTGGGCGAGTGTGGCAACCGTATAGCGTTCGCTGTAGCGAACCATGTAGTCGGAGCCCAAATCGAGTCCCTCAGCCTCCCGAAGCACGTCATGCTGGCGGCCGCGCCACGTGGCGGCCACCGGCAGGTGGCCTTGGACGACGAAGGCGTTGCGCAGTCGGACGTTGCCGCAGTAGGTGGTCCACACGTCCAGCTGGACAGAGAGCATGGTGGCGTCGGGCGCGACCCGGACGACGTCTTGGACGAAATAGTAGAAGACGGTCGGTTGCTCTTTATCGGGGTGCAGCTTGGATATCTTCGGGTTGACGACCCGAACGTAGTTGTATTTGACGCACACCGAGAAGGGTTCGTCGAGGACGACCTGGGAGCCGTAGTCGATGGTCTGGGCGTTGCGCAGCGTCAGGTGGTGTGCGTCGGGGCGGTCGATATAGTTGGCCCGGTGGGCATAGTCCCGCCATTTAACGATATCGCGGTAGGTGGCGTCCCATGCCACCGTGGTTAGCGTGACTTCGGCGCCTGCGGCCCATTCGCTAATACTCGGCATGCTCGCTCCTTACCTGTCGTCTGTTCGCTCGCTTATACGTGGAAGGGTGCGGGGGAGGAAAGGAAGAAGACCCAGCACCCTTCCACTGGCCGCTAGCCGTTACTTTACAGTGACGACGTAGGGGCCGTAGGGGACGCCGTCGGCTCCGGTGACGGTGATGGTCACCTTGTAGGTGCCGTTTTCGCCGTTGGCGGTTTCGACTGTGTAATCGAGCATCCGCCCGTGTGGGAACGTGTTGTTCTGCACGTTGTTGATCAGTTCGTCCTTCTTAGCCCGCGTGACGGTGTATGCCTTGGTTTCGGGTGTGAAGGACTTGCCGATCGCCCTTCCGAGCACCGTGAGACCGGTGATAGACGACTTCAGGTCGGGCCAGGAAGGGACGTCTGCTCCCACCTTGACATCGAAGGCGCCTTCGGCGGTGACGCCGTCGCATGCCGCCTTGATCTTGACCGGGCCCTTTTCGAGGCGCCCGACGTAGAGGATGCCGGCATCGGAGATGGACGTGTGGTTGTCCGTGGACGAGACGATCGTCCATTCGAGGGCCGGGTTGATGCCGCCGCCGGTGACGGACTGGGGGCGCACCCGGTAGTTGCCGCCCTTCTCAAGCTGGGTAAGCGTGTTGCCGTCGGCGTCGAGGCATTCGAGGGCGCCGATTGCAGTGACGGGCGGCAGGATTTCGATGACTTCATCGTCGGCGCCGGTCCACAGCATGGCGGTGGGGGCGAAGCGAGAGCACGAAATCGTCTGGTGATGGTGGAAGAACACGTTGTAGGTGTTCGGATCGGTGGGCACGTCGATGGACGTGGTCTCCATGATGTGGTCGTAAACCTGGAAGAAGTCCTTATCCACGACGGCTGCCTGGAAGCCCTTCCCGGGGGCGGCGGACTGCGGGATCTCGATGACCCGGTACTGGACGTCGGCCTTATCGATGTTGAACGCCCACGCGAGCGCCTCCACGTCCAGGGCCGCCTTGACGGCGGGCGTGGTGAGGAGGATCATGTCGTCGGGCGTGGAGTGGACGGGCATCCGCGCCGGGTTGTAGGCGGTGGACTTGAACCGCATCTCGCCGGCGATGGCGCGCAGCTTTCGGAGAAGCTCTTTGGCGTCGTCGGTGGTGGAGCGTGTGTGGGCCACGTCGGGGACGTGCGCATGGTAGAAGCCGCCGCGGTCCTCGTACTCGCGGAGCAGGTTAGCCATGAGCAGGAACTCGTCCACCTGGTCGGACTCGTAGGGTGCGTTCAGCTGGCGGTCGATGAGCTCGGCGACGTCGCCGCCGTTGAGGAACGCAGACTGGATCAGCCGCTTCTCCACAGAGACCTTGTAGCGGTCGCGGCGGTTGCGCGTATGGAAGGCGGTTTCGACGCGGAAGTCTTCCCTGCCGAAGATCACCTTGGCGTCGATGTCATCGTTGGGATCATAGGCGACGGCATTGATGAGGCCGGTCTGTATCTCTTCGACGCCGTTCCCGAATTCGACCATGCCCTTCTTGAACTCGGCGAGCGGGTTGGACCACGACCTGTTCTTAGCGAAGACGGGGACGACCTGGTTGAGTAGCGACTGGCAGATGGGGTTCCACAGGTCACGGTGCTGGCTGAGATAGTCCAGGGTGCGGTCGATACCGGCCTGAGTCGGGGAGGGGATGCGCTTCTTGTACCCCATAGAGGCGGCGTTGATGGAGATCTGAAGAAGCTGTTCGTTGGTTGTCCCGGGGCGCAGACCCTTGAAAGCGGATGCCATTGTTCAGTAAGTCCTTTCGTTATGCGAGGAGATCTTCGATTTGAAGGTCTTCTGGCTCTATGTCGTCGTCGTCGGCGTCATCGGCGGCCTCATTCAGGGCGTCTTCGGTGATGATGGCGCGCAGTTCTTTGCATTCGTCTAGCGCCTGGACGGCGAGGGTGCGGACTTCGTCAATGAGCGCCGCCAGGTCGGCCTGGACGTCTTCTTCAGTCGCTTCCACGGGCGTCTGGTCTTCGGCGTCGGTATCGGGGGTCTGTTCGTCTGCCACTCGGTTCTCCTCACGTGTTGTGCAGCGGGGCTACCGCCGTCTTGGTCGAAGGGTTGTCAAATCCATCCGGGGCCGGCGGGTATCAGCCCGTGACGCCCGGCCGCGGTCTCCGCCACAACAGGATGGAGCCCCGCCTGAGACATAGTATATCACACTCGGATTGTGGTATGGTGGAAGACATAAAGAGGCCCCGCTTTCCAGTTGGACGGCGGGGTTCTCCTTTTATTCGGTTATCGAAGTGGCTAACAAGGGAGCCAGGGCGAGGCGGCGAGCCTTCACCGATTCCTTAATGACTGGCAGATGGGCCCTATTCGCGGCTGCGAGGCGGAACTCCATCTCCGCCCTTGGGTCTTCCTCGTACGCCGCAGCGTCCGCATGGACGGACCACTCGCCGTGTGCCTTGGCCGGCACATCGTCCAGGTACACGGTCTGCCTGATGCGGTACGGCGTGTAAACAGGGACGAGGGAGTCGGGACCAGGCTCGTAGGTCAGGGACGGGAGGTGGCTGTGCTCGTCCAGATCGCGGAGGAGGATGCGGTCACACCGCCCCGCTTGCAGGAACGATGGCGCCCTGTAGCCTGCGAGATGCAGGTTCGCGTACTCTTCGGTAGTCGTAGTCTCGCCGTCCGTCGTCTCATACCATTCGACGATGGCGTAGCGGCGCAGTCCCAGATAGCGCACAGTGGCGTTGCGTTCGCGCAGCGTCCACTGTCCTAGGTCGTCGTCGCGGTCGCCGACGGGTACGCCGTCTAAGCGCACATCGGAAGGGCGAACGCCGATGAGGTGGATGGAGTCCGTGTCATAGTAGACGACGTGCCCCTCGTAGCGCCGCAGCGCTTCGGTTAGGATGGCCCGTCCGTAGGCGACGATGAACACTTGGTGGAGGAAGAGCGAGCCAGTCTCGTGAACCGTATACCCGACCGTTTCGACGTCGAAGCCGTAGCCGTCCCGGTAGACAGCCTTTTCTTTACGTTTATAGTGGCGCATCGCCAAAGAGCCGAAGAAGGAATTCATTTTCTTCTTATAGAAATCTTTGACGATGCTCTCGCTGTTTTTCTTGTCACGGTACCAGGCGTCCACACATTTTTTGTAGAGGCCGGAGACAGAGTCGAAGATAATGGCGACCTGCACGTCGGCGTCTTTGACTTTAAGAGCATCACTGTACGTGTGGTACAGCGTCTCACTATACGTGTGACGGTAGTCCACGCTGGTCACCCACTGGGACATTCCGTCAGGCAGGGTGACGTTGGCAATCCAGAGACAGTCGTCGGGTAGGTCGGACAGTGTGTCGGCTGAGTAGTCGTAAACGCCGGAGCCGGTAGGCAGAGGCATGCACGAGGCGATGGCGGGGTAGAGGGAAGACACATCCCATACGTCGACGCCTTCTACATCGCCCACGTCGCGGAGAACACCGCACAGACCACTGACGCCGTCCAGCGGCGATTTGAAGTCGGTGCCGAACAGACTCGGATGTTCGCCTATCTCGTCTTTGACGTAATCGGAGAACTCGGCTTGGGCGATCGCCATGGGGGCGAAGGCATCGACGATGTCCAAATGGGTGCCGTCGAGAATGCCGCACACCCACTCGGTTTCGTCATCCAGGCCGGCGGGCGGCGTCTGCGGGGGGGCGGAGACGTAGTCGCGTAATGACCGCACGGTCGTCTTGTACCGGGCGCCCTTCGCGTAAAGCCGAGCGGGGTACTTGAACGTCGTGAAGCCCGGCTTCGTCAGAGTGAGCTCGGCGTTCTCATCGCTGATGAGTCCTTCTAGGTGGCAGACGGCGGCGATCCGGTAGACGACGGGCTGCCCCTCCCATACCCACACGCGCTTGTAGCGAGCGAGGGCGGGAAGGAGCGTGTCCACGCCCGTGTCGGCGTCTACGTCGCCGGTGCAGGACCGGACGAACCAGTCGTCCGTCTCTAGGTCGTAGGCGAGGGCTGCGACGTCACTTGGTTCTATTCGCATCCGCTTTAGCGTAGGCGTGTATGATAGCCCGAACGGGTTCAGACGCCCTCCCATACCTCTGCGAACCCCCTTCCAGCGTCAGCTGCGAGAAGTCATGCTTCTTCTCATATTCGTAAGCGTCCCTGATACGCTCCACTATGTTGGAGTGCTTGGCGAGGGAGACGAGCGCCTTCTTGCTGAGACCTTGAAGGTCCCGGACGAGGCGCGAGTCCAAAACAGAACTGTCACTGATCATCTTGGTCAGCATCCCCATGTGCTTGTCGTACTGAGTGTCCAGGTAGCCGGTGGCCACTCGTTTCTTGGTGTCGGCCTTCTCGGCGAAGGTGGATGCCTTTCCGAACCGGAGCGCTTCCCGCTGTAGACGGGACAGCTTCTTCAAGTCGCTACGGGAGTGGACGATGTCGCCGTAGACCTTCTGGGCGTTTCGGTAAATACGATCGTCGAAGCCTTTCCGGACGCGGGCGTTGTAGTCGGAGACGCGCTCACCCGTATCGAGGTGTTCGAAATGGCCGAAGGCTTTGTCTATGTCACCCTGCAAGCGATCCAGTCGACGCTGTTGACGGAGGAAGTCGTCTATCCGATAGGAACTGACGATATCCTTCTTGGCCGTCAAATAGTACTGGTTGCCGCGGAGATTGAAGCGTTTGATACGGTCAATGTAGGAGACAATTTGTTTGTCGGACATGGTGCGTAGCTGTGCGTTGGTGCCGACACGGGGGTCGAACTCGCTGTTCGCGAGTTCGACGCCCCGTTTGCGATGGGCGCGCATCTTGCCCATCGCCGTCTTGCGAACACGCGCGGCTTCAGCGAGGAGCTCAAACCGTTTCACGGGAAACCTCTACCGATCTGTACAGAAGCGGGGGTTCGAACGATAGGGCTATGGACCCGTTGGTCCGAAGCGGCTGCCATGAAGGGTCTAGATCGTTGTGCGCCTTGTTGAAGAGACTGTGAACGCGCCACTCGACGTCGCTGAGGCCGGCCCACGCCCTAGCCTGATCGGTCCGGAGGAGGCCGCACACCGCCCATGACCCGTAGCAGAGGCGGGATAGGTGTGTCGTTTCCCTACTGGCCTCCGCTGCCGAGTCGGGCACATAGGCGCGGCCATGCTCGTCTTCGATGAAGTCAACATAGGGGGTGTGAACGAATTCGACGTATAGGGGTATGAGGCTCATGCTTTCGGAGGCGCCGAGCGACTGACGAGCGGCGTCTGGCAGCCTGTAGAAGACGCCGGGTTCGAGTCGCTTGACGCGGACGTCGCTTACAAACGTGGGGAGGGTCAGCGAGTAAGGCGTAAGGTCGTAAGGTAAGCAAGGCTTCCATTTAGGGATGGGGCATCCATGGATATAGCTGGCGTACAGGTAGGAAGCCGTCTCACCTGTTTTCGAAGCGACTTGGACGCTGCGCATGTCCGTTTCGAGTTTGATCATTATCAGTCGCCTTCTCTAGCGTTCCTCTGTGCCTTCTTAGCAGAGAGTGCTCGACGGACGGGACTGACGAAATCAGTTCGATCTGAACTGAAAGCGTTCTGGACGACTCGGGTAGGTGCGATACCATATTTCAGGGCGATATCGGCCAGGTCGGATGCGAGTCGTTCCCTGTTTTCGCTGCACTGTTGCGTATAGTTGTCGGCTATGTCGATACGACGCTGCACATATAGGCTATGCGCGTACCGTGCAGCTTCGACGTCAGGGCTAAGGTAATCGGTCATCTTTCGTTATCCTTTCCTTTTTGTTGGGCCCGTCTCCCGGGCTGTGATTACAGTATATCACATCCGTGTAGTGGCACCACATGGAAATTTGTGAAGAACGTCACACTAAATGGTATTGACGGGATATATGTTTCAGGGTAGTATTAAAGCATAAGGTCAAAGAGAGAAAGGAACTGACCATGAACGTCCAGTACTACGAAGAACTGAACGGCTACTACTCAGATGAACTAGCAGAAATCCTCGAAGACTTCGAGGGGTGAAGCGGAGTGTGGGGGGCTGGCGCCCCCCACATGCCC